CCTTGTTATCGGGGACTCCATGCTCACCATGACCCGTCACCGCACAAAAGTGCGAGACCTGTTTTTCTCCCTCGAGAAGGACGGTTACGCGGGCAACGATCTGTCGATACTGGCCGCGCACCTGTTCCAAGGATACAAGCTCATATCATGGGCATATCAGTCCGAACCTGACTCGGTTGTGTGGGCGGTACGCGATGACGGGCTGCTGCTCGGGTTCACGTACCACAAAGAACACGAGATATGGGGCTGGTTCCGCGCGCCCACAAAAGGCCGTGTGCTGTCAGTGGCCACGGTTCCGGCCGACGACGTTAACGAGGACGCTTTGTATGTTGCTGTTGAACGCGAGATTCAAGGGGTTAAGAGGTATTTTCTCGAGCGGCTGTCACCCAAGTGGCGCGAGCGGCAGGGGCTGGAAAAAGCCGTTTTTCTGGACTCGTCACTTTCCTATTCCGGCGAAGCCAAGGACACCTTTACGGGGCTTGATCACCTTGAAGGTGAGACGGTTGCGGCGTTCGCTGACGGGGACGTGGTGGAGAACCTTGTCGTGACCGGCGGCTCCGTTACGCTGCCCCGGGCGGCGGGCATTGTGCATATTGGGCTGCCGTATTCCGGAGCGCTTGCACCTCTGCCCGTGGAGATGGACACGAACACCGGATCGTCGCAGGGCAAGGTGCGTGCTCTTGGGCAGGTGCACCTGCGTTTCGCCGAGACGGTAGGGGGCAAGGTGGGTACCAGTCCGGAGAACGCCTCCGAGATAAAATACGAGTTCAATATCGGGGCGGCCGTCGAGGTCTTCACCGGCACGGTGACCTGTTCGCTTGAAAACGGAGTCGGCCCGAGTCCTACGGTTTACGTCATTCAGGACCGGCCGCGGCCCATGACGGTCATGGCCATAATCGAGACGGTGGCCGCGTCATGAAAGTAGCAGTAGAGATACGAAAGGCCGTGGCGGAAGACGTCGGCGCGCTGCTCCGCGAAGGGCTGCGCAAGTCGGACGAGCTGGAAATAAAGCGCATGACCGGCGGCGATGCGGCGGAAGCCTTGTGGGAGTCCTTTGTCCGTTCGGTGGAAAGTTACTCCGTGTTTGCTGACGGCACTATATGCGCCATGTATGGTATGGCGCCCGAAGGGCTTATGTGCAATGCCGGGACCCCGTGGTTTCTTGCCACGGATGTTGTTGAAAAGTTCTGGATGCGGTTTGCCGTCGTATCCAGCCGCGCGGTGCGCGAGCTTTGCGATGGATACGATGAAGTGGTCAACTACGTCGACGTAGAACACGAAAAGTCAATCCGGTGGCTGCGGTGGCTGGGGTTCGACGTTTGCGAGGACGTTGTCCGCCTCGGCCCCGAGTCGCACCCGTTCTATAAGTTTACAAGGAAAGGTGCATCATGTGCGTAGTAACAACAGCGGTGGCAGGCAGCGCCACGGCGGCTTTTGCGGCGAACGCGGCTATCGCGGCGTCCGTGGTCGGCGCTGGCATGTCCGCATACGGCGCGTATCAGCAGCAGGAAGCTGCCAACGCGCAAGCCGAGTATCAGGCGCAGGTGGCGGCGAACAACGCCGAGATAGCCCGCATGGAAGGGGATTACGCGCGCGAGCAGGCGCAGAGGAAAGCGGACGAGCACCGCGACGAGGTGCGCAGATTTATCGGCGCCCAGCGCGCGGCGCAGAGCGCCTCCGGCTTTATCGTGGACAAAGGGACAAACCTTGACTTGACCCTTGATTCCGCGGCGCTCGGCGAAATCGACGCAATGGAAATACTGCACGAAGAGGGCGAAATGGCCACGTGGCGGTCCGAGCTGAGAGCGTCTAACGCGGAAGCGCAAAGCGCGTTGTACTCGTCCAGCACTTCCAACTCGTTCACCCTGGCCATGGGTCAGCTCGCGGGCGGCCTGGGCCAAGCCGGCGGCATGTACTACACTTTTACGAAATAAGGGGCGGTCATGCCTAACGTACCTGTTTACCAGAAACAGACACAGATCAACACGAGGCTTAATGCGCCGCAGCAGAGCATAAACGCGCCAATCGAAGCCTTCGGGGGCGGTAAAGGCGCACTGGCTGCAGGGGACGCGCTCGGTAAAGCGGGCACCGCGCTCTCCGGCGTGGTGGTGGGGGAAAAGAATCTTGCCGAGAAAAAAGGCAAAGCGTGGGCGGACGCCACGGCCGCGAAGCTGCAAAGCTGGTTCAACGATCCCGAGAACGGGTATTATAAGCAGACGCTGCAGCGGGTCGGAGAGAGCGCCAACGGGCTTACAAAAGAAGCGCGCGAGGCATACGACACCAAGGTGGCCGAGCTCATGGGCGACGCGCCTAACCAGTACGCGAGGGAGCAGTTCTCCGCGAAGGCGCTGGCGCTGCATTCCCGCGATATAAGCGCGGTTGCCAAGCATGAGGCCAACGAGCTTAACAAGTGGGCGGTCACGTCTAAGAAAAGTCTCGTAGAAGGCAATCTGCGCACAATCATAACGCAGGCGTCTTCCTTCGCGAAGATTGACGAGGTGGACGAGCAGTTCAGCGCGCTTGTGGATAGCGGAGACCTCGAGGAGCTGGCGGCCATGACAGGCGCTCCGGTGTCTGAGCTGCGCACCGCGGTAAAAGCCAAGATGTATGAAAGCGTGATCAACCAGGCGCTGGCGAACAACACTCCGGAACGTGCGCGGGCCATGCTTGAGAAGTGGGGCGATAAGCTCGACCCCAACGCGGCAGCCAAGGCCACGAAAACTATCAGGGGCGCCGAAGATGAAGCGGCGGCGGCGGATGCTACCCTCGCAGCCGCGCGCGGTGATATCGGCGGCGCCCGCGCGGCTGCGAGGGGTGTGCAGGACAAGAGCACCCGCGCCAAGCTCGAAGCCAAGATTGTGAAGCTCGAGACAGACCTGTGGGCCGATGAGTCCGCGGGGCTGCTTATCGCCGAGGTGGCCGCCGGTAACAAGAGCGAGGCCGAGATAAAAGAATTTATCTCAAACATGAAAAACCCCGTGCGTAAATCCGCGCTCGATTCGGCGTTCCGCGCGAGGATCACCCAGCACAAGATTATCGAGCGGGAGAACAAGCTCGACGCCGTGGATAACCTGTTCACGCAGATATCCGGCGTAGCCACCGACCCCGTGGCCGCGCAGAAGATGCTCCGGGACATGGAAGCATCGCAGGACACGGAGCAGGGCCGGTATCTGTACACCAAGGCGAAAGCGCCGCTCGAGAACATAATCAGGTCCGCAGGGGTTAACCCCCGCGACGACGTGACAACGCACGTGGACCTGCAGGATAAGATAGACCGCGGGGAGATTACCGACCCGCGCGAGCTGCGCGAGGCGGCGCTCGGCAAGCTGATACCGCAGACCGTGGACCGGATGGTCAAGGACATGCAGACCAAGCAGGTAGTGCGGGCCGCGGACCTCAAGTCAGCTTTTCTTTCCCTTGTCGAGGCTAACGATGTTTCGCAGCTTTCAGACAGTGAGAAAAAGAAATGGCTTGCTTTCCGCGAGGCGGCCACGGAACGCGCCAAGGAAACGAACAAGGGGCAGGATGAGAATTGGCTCCGCCGCCTCGCCGCGTCCATGCTGGTGGAAGGGGAGACCGATCCCGACGCGGTGTTCTTCACTGGCGACAAGGATTTTCATAAGATTTACAGCAAAATAACCGGCGCAAGGCAGGGTTCTTCCGCGTGGAAAGATGCTATGGACGAGTGGAACAATTTTCTCCCGACGTGGGACACGACGCCGACGGACATGCAGAACCAGATAGAAAGCCACTGGGCGCAGTCCGCGGACCTGCGGCAAAAGCTCCTGACCCTTATTGACGCCAAAGGGTATAAAGGCTCAGATGTGGAGCGTGCAGAGTATGCCAAGCGGCTACTGTACAAGCAGGTTATGGCAAAGCAGTTCGGGTTGCCCGCGGCATTCATAACGCAGTAGGTACAATATGAGCATTCTTGACCAAGTTACTGATAATATTCTCGAGGCCGATTCTATCGGCCTTTTGCCTGAAACAGCCACCGCGGACGATCTGTCCTCGGCAGTTTCGTATAGACCGGATGACGCGTCACCCCTCAAGAGAGTAAGCCTCGACACACCCAAAGTGCCGCCGCAGCAGGCGGTGCAGGACGCGCAGATAGCCAAGGCGAAGGGAGTAACCCCCGAGCTTGTGGCGCAGCAGCGCGAGCGCTTCACCGTCGAGAATGAGCTGGACGAGATAGTTAACGCCACGGTGGACGCACCGGCAACGCGCCGGTACCTCACCAACCCGAACAACCTGCAGGTCAGCCGGAACGATGCCGGAAGGCTCGCAGCACTCGAGCGGGCCGCGGCCAAGATGAACGGGGTGTACGGCGACGAAGAGGAAGACACCTCGCTTCTCGGGTACTTCTGGCAGTACGCTAAAGGCGTTGTATCTGATATCGCGTCCGGCAACGTGGCCGAGTCTGAGCGTTGGAACCCTGACGACACGGATTCCCGGCTCCGGTTTGAAATGTCGCTGAATGGTGTTGACCGCGCGGACCTGTTCCGTGTCCGGTCTGAGCTTATGCGCTCTGGCATGAGTGAGTCAGAAGCGGCGGCCGAGGCGATGCGCCGCACCCTCGCAGACCGCAGGGAATACTGGCAGGGGGTGGCGGACGACCCCGATTTCGCGGTTGACGAGGCGTACCGCAACCCGCAGACCTTTGCCGAAAAAGTTTTCGCTGCGGCGGGCGGTACCGCTCCGGGCATGGCCGCCACGGTCATAAACCCTGTCGCCGGCACGCTCGCCATGACACAGCAGATATACGGCAGCGAGTACCGGAGCCTCGTTGCGTCGGGGGCCGACCCGAAAGCAGCCTCGGATGCCGCGTTCATTTCTTCGCTGGCACAGATGCCGCTTGAGTTCGCGGGAAACATGATACAGCTCAACGCCGCGGCCAAGATGCTGAAAGCAGGCCCGACACGCGATTTTCTCGTAAACCTTCTGCAAGGTGGTCTGTCGGAAGGGCTTGAAGAGTACCTGCAGCAGGCGCCCGGCTTGTACGGGGAGATCCGCGCACATAATCCCGATTGGACGCAGGAGCAGATATTCGCCGAGTTTTTCCGGAAGCTCCCCGAGCACATGGCTTCCGCTGAATCTGGCGAGGCGTTTCTCATCGGCGGCACGCTGGGCATGGTTCTCCCGGGCGCGGCGGGGGCTATCCGCCTGCCGTCGGCTATCCGCGAGCAGAAACGTATCGAGGCAAATTCCGCGCGTGAACAGGAATTGCTTTCCGCGCTTGATGAGACCGCGCAGGCCACCGAGACCGGGCAGCTTTCGCCGGAACACCTGCAGGCAGCGGTGCAGGCGATCCGTGACCAAGTGGGCGAAAACGTTTCGACGGTGTATGTGGACGCCGAGGCGTTTATCGGGAACCTCGGGGAAGAGGCCGGTGCGGTGGCTGAGCGCGTCGGCATATCCGACCAGCTCGACGCGGCGTATTCGTCCGGAGGGCTTCTCGAAATCCCCATCGCCAAATATGCGGCGCACATTGCCGCGGTGCCGGAGATCAATAACGCGCTTATTGAGCATCGCAAATTTTCCCCCGGTTCCATGACCCTTGCGGAGCAGCAGGCATATTTCGCCAGTCAGCAAGAGGAAATGCAGCGCCTTATGGACGTGGTGGCCGAAGAGCAGGCCGCGGCGGACGTTATCGAACAGGAAGCCGCGGACGTTGTAAAAGACCTTACCGAGAAGCTGAAAGCCACCGGCAGGATCAAAGGGAAGGAGCGCGATAACGCCGTTCTTTACGCGGCGAGGCTTGCCACCCTCGCGCGCAGATCCGGCGGTCAGTACAGCGTTAAAGAGCTGTACGAGACCTACGGCCCCATCCTCGGCGACTCGCTGGCAGACGTTACCGTCAAGAGTGAAGGGCGGATGATGGAGCAGGCCGCCGTATCCGCCGAGACCGCAGGCGCGGACGTGAACAACGCGGCTGAGGTCGAAGAGGCTGCGCGGCTGTGGCGGGAGCAGGGCACTGAGTCACCGTATTTCAAGCGGTGGGCGGACGGGAGGCAGGTGTTCGAGGTATACCACGGGACAGGGGCGGAGTTCGACGCCTTCGATACTTCCGATAGGTCTATGGACTTGTCGGCGCGTAATCCGCTTGGGGAGAATATCGGATCGTTTTTTGCGTCCAAGGAAAGGGACGCTAAGCGTTTCGGGCCGAATGTCGGAAAGTACTATGTTGGCCTTAAAAACCCCATGTTTTTTAAAACCCAAGAGGATTTCAGAGCATTTATGCGCGAGAACTCCGGAATGACGCCAGACGTTCGTGACGCTGAGGGCTTTATCATTTCAGAAGGGCGTTTTGAAAACAACATGCGGAAAGCGATAGAATCCGCGGGGCACGATGGTGTCGTCATACTCAATCCGCAGTACTCCGCAAAAAAAGATAAGCCGTGGGTAGTAGCGTTCGACCCAACTCAGATCAAATCCGTCAACAACCGGGGCACCTTCGACGCCAACGATCCGCGCATATTGATGCAGCAATCCGCCGAAACCGCCGGAGCAACCACTGCCGCCGAGGTCGCAGAAGCGCAGCGCATGTGGGCCGAAATGGGCACGGAGTCTCCGTATTTTAAGCGGTGGTTTGGCGATTCCAAGGTTGTGGATGATGAGGGTAAGCCGCTTGTGGTGTATCACGGAACGACGGCGGACTTTGATGCTTTCGATCTCGGCTTCGCCGGGGCGGACGGCGTGTTGTATAGCACGCCTGCGATCTTCGCCACGTCTGACCCTAATCTCGCCAGCGACTACGCAGTCAACAAGTTTGACCGCGTAATCGCGGATGCGATGCGGGACTTGCAGAAATTCAAGAATGAGAACCCGGGCACTTATGATGAGAGGTATGAAACTGCGTACGGCGCCCTAAAAAAAGCGTTCCGGGATGTTAAAGGAGCGGGGCGACCCGAAACCGGCGGCGGCGCGAATGTCATGCCGCTCTACATGGCACTAGAGAAACCACTAGTGTTGGATGCCGACGGGAAACGATTCATGGAGGTTATGCCTGACGCGATCGCGCGGGCGGTTGCGGAAGGTAACGATGGGGTTATCGTTAACCGTGTGCGCGATCACGCTTCCCCCGCGTCGGACTACCCGGCGCAGGTGCTTATCGCCTTCCGCCCCGAACAAATCAAATCAGCCACCGGCAACCGTGGCACGTTCGACCCGTCGGACGCGCGCATAATGTATCAGTCCGCCGGTGCGCTGGCTGGCGCGGAAACAGAAAGCAATGTCGCTGAGCTTAACGGCGTCGTCAGCCGCAAAGTTGAAATGGCAAACCTCGAAGGCAAGAGTCTTACGGAACTTGCTGACTTGCTGGTTGAGTTCCATGAGCAGCCCGACGATGTTGCTTTTGGGCAGGGTGAGTATCTTGCCGCCCTCAACAAAACTCTGGCTTCTGCTTTTACCAAAAAGTTTGATGCTCTGGAAGTCAACCAGCCGGACGGTACTGTCCTTATGCTGCACAAGTCATCCAAAGAGGGAGTCAATTGGCAGGTAACGACACTTAGCAAGGACGGAATCCCTTGGGGAGATACGCCTTTCAACACAAAAAAAGACGCAGTGCTTCATTTTATTCACAGCGCAGACCCGAAAGCCCTTGCAGACGGAATTCGCAGGGGTACAGGGGAGGATGCATCCCCCGGGGGTGTCCTGCGCCAACCCACACAGGACACCAGCAGGGGGCTTGTACGGTTTGAGGACGGGCGCATAATGTATCAGTCCGCCTTCCACGGATCCCCGTACCGCTTCGACAATTTCACGCTGGATGCCATCGGCACCGGCGAGGGTGCGCAGGCTTACGGGTGGGGGTTGTACTTCGCTGGGCGGAAAGATGTTGCAGAGTTTTACCGTCGAACACTTGGGGTAACAAAGTACCTAAGCGAGAACCAGTTTAACCAAGACGGAACTCCAAATAGAACTAATCAAGTCGCGTTCCAGATCGACGCTGGCGTAGCGCGCGAGGATATTCTTGATGGACTTGAGGCGCTCGGGCACTCAAAGGACGACGCTCTTCAGATTCTCCGTGATGCTCAAACGCTATTCAAAGACTTGGATACTGGAGCAGGCCAGCTATACGAAGTCGACATCCCCGAAGATGATGTAATGCTGCATTGGGACAGACCTCTTTCTGCGCAGCCGGAGAAGGTGCGGGAAGCACTTGGGAAGCTCATGGCTAAGCGGAAGTATAAAATCGCTGAGACAAAGCGCGGGTACTTTGTCGTGCAGGATCAGTTTGGTGAGACGGTAGGAAGGCCGGAGGAGCACCCCGCAAACCTTGAGGAAACACTCGCGTATTATAAGGAGAACCCGAAGCCCATTATTGGGTCAGCCCTATATACACATCTTACGAAAAAGATGCGTTCCGACAAAGCCGCATCCGAGTACCTGAACTCTCTCGGCATCAAGGGCATCAAGTATCTTGACGGTACAAGCCGCGCGGCTGGTGAAGGCTCGTACAACTACGTCATATTCGATGACAACGCTATTGAAATTCTGAACACGTTCTATCAAGCTAAAGAAGTCCGCCCGAAGCTGCAGAACATGCAGGACTACGCACGCGGCGCCACGTTCTTTGCCAACTCCGTTGTGAGGGGGAAGACCGGTCAGCCCTTGGTGGCTCTGTTCAAGCATTCAGACGAGTCCACGTTTATGCACGAAGCCGGGCACGTGTTCCTTGAAATGACCCGCCACCTTGCAACGCAGCCCGGAGCGCACCCCGAGATTGTGCGGGAGTGGCAGGACATAAAAGCGGCGCTTGGCATACCCAACGACGGAAAGATTAAAGCCGAGCACCACGAGGCTTTCGCCGAGGCGCTGGAAAAATATCTTGCGCAGGGTAAGGCTCCTTCCATGAAACTGCGCCACGTGTTCGAGCGGTTTTTCGCTTGGATGCGTTCCGTATATCGTTCGTGGGTGTCCGAAGGCGTCACTCCCGATGAAAGACTCGTGCCGATCTTCGACCGCATGTTCGCAACGGATGCGGAAATCGCCGAGGTTGAAGAATACTACGCCGCGCAGAAACCGTTTTTCACTGCGGCCGAGATGCAGGACAAGGACGAGCAGGACCGGTACCTCAAGAGGATAAAAGCCGCGCAGGAGTCTGCGAGGGAAAAACAGTTCCGCAGATACTGGAACGCGTACAAAAAGGCGCTGGGGGGCAAGAAGCGTTTCGAGGAGGAAGCGAAGACGGAAGTCGACGCCATGCCCGTTTACGCCGCGGCGGATGAGGCGGTCAGCAAAGGCGGGTTCTCCGGGGAAGACCTTGACTATATGATCGGCAACGACCTGCGGGCGGAGCTTGCAAAAAAGCGCCCCGGCCTCGTAACCAAAAAAGGCGGCGCGGCTCCCGAGTCCGTCGCGCTCAAGTACGGGTATGATTCTGTTCAGGACATGGTGGCCGACATTCTCAACGCCGAAAGTAAAACCGAAGCGGTGGCCAACCGTGTGAAGCACGCGCTTATCGCCGAGGAGCAAAGACTCCGCAAGGGCTTGCAGGAGCGCGGAGAGCTTAATGGCGACGAAGCGTTTCACGGTGCCGAGCAGCTCGCTGTGCTGGCTGCGGAATTTGAAATGGCGCAGGCACGGGCGCGGGGCAGAAAGGCCGTTGAAAAGGCCGCGAAGGACTTTACGCCGCCTGAGGCGGTGCAGGCCGACGCACGAGCCAAGGCGCAGGAAGCGGCCGACCGGTTCCATGCTGCTTGGAAAACGAAAGATGCTAAAGAGCTGCGCGCTTTTGTGCGAGCCACGCTCGACGCCATGCAGTCATACCAGACCCTCGCCGCGCTCAAAGAGGCGCCGCTCGACCGTGACCACCTCGTAAAGTATTACGGCAGGGACACCGTGACGGATCTGGACGCCAAGCACCCCGGCATAATTAAAAAGGGTTCCGGACGCGCTGCCGATGACGCAGCCACCGAGCTGGGGTACGCGGATACGGACGCGCTTATATCGATGCTGCAGGATACCGAACCCCGCAAGGCGGCGTATGATTCCATGCTCGCGGAGTACGAAGCCGAGTTCAGGTCTGATACGTTCGATGAGGAGGCTAAAGTTTTCGCAGACACGTATCAGCGTTTCGTGGATTCAGACCCGAGAACAGCCCTCGCCCGCGCGGAGTATAACGACAGGGTCATGCTGGCCGCAGGCAAGCCTTCCCGCGTCGAGGTTGCCGCAGTCCGTGCCGTGGCTCGCAAGATGCTGGCAGGCCGGAAAGTCAAGGACGCCATGAACCCGGCCAAGTTCCAGACGCAGGAGCGCAAAGCGGCCAATGCCGCGCTGGCGGCCAAGGCCAAAGGTGATATGGACGCCGCGCTCGAGTGGAAGCGGCGCCAGCTTCTCAACCACGCGCTTGTTATCGAGTCCATGAAAATACGCGAAGAACGCGCGGCCACGGTGGCACGCCTCAAGCGTGCGCTTAAAAGGGATATCGCGGACACATACAACGCGCAGGTTGTCAGTCTGCTTTCCACGTTCAAGCTTACAGGCCGCGAGGCAAAAGAAGGAACCCCGACACTCGAGGCATTCCTCGAGTCCATCCAGAACAGCGCCACCGACTCGCCTTTCATGGGTGCGGTCCCTGACCTGCCACGCTGGCTTTTCGACGGCTCCAAGATTCCCGCAGGTGGCGCCACCTTGGCGGACACCCTCACCGTGGACGAGATGCGGGAGCTTGACGCCGCGGTTAAATGGCTCGTCGAAACAGGGTACGACATAAAGCAGGGCAGGCTCGCGGCGTACAACGAGCACATAAAGGACTTGGTGGCAAAGCTCACTGAGCCTATGCGCGAGCTGAAAGACAAGCGCGTTGTGTCTAAACGGTTTGAAACGTGGCGCAGACTCTCGGACGCTACGCGGGAATACTTTGCCGACCACAATATGCTGATCTTTGTTCTGGACGCGCTGGACGGGTACACAAACGTAGGCAAGAAAGGCTCGTTCGGCCCGAACCGGCGCACGATAGGCAATGCTCTCGCGGACCGCCAGTCTGAAAGAGACAAGCGCATGGGTGAAGCCTCGGAGAAATTAAAGCCCATTATGGCGCAGTTCGCGGAGTCCATGCGCAAACACCCTAAAATACTGCGCACTACGGTGCCGGTGCCTGAGGTCATGCGCGAGGACGGGGATTTCTGGAATTTCCCGAAGGTGCTTGCTGTGGCTCTCAACATGGGAAACGCCACGAACATGCAGCGCGTTATGGAAGGGTACGAGCTCACTCCGGAACAGTTGACGGAGCTTACTTCGGTCTTGTCGCCGGAAGACTGGAACGCCGTTCAACAGGTCTGGGATACACTCAACGAGTATTGGGTGGATATGAACGACGTGCACAAGCGCACCTACCATTTTGAGATGAACAAGGTTAAGGCTGACCCGATAACGGTCCGGGCTTCCGACGGGTCACAGGTGCGGCTACGTGGCGGGTACTACCCTATAAAGTTCAACCCCCGCTACGCGCGGCAGGTGGGCGCATGGTCTGAAAAAGACGATCTGATGCAGGACAGCGTATTCGGCCACCCGGCCACCAAGTCCGGAATGACCAAAGACCGTAAGGGCGCGGGTGTGAGGTTGCCGGTGCTCCTCGACATATCGGTGCTGTACGGACACATCGAGGATTCCATCCATTTCATAACCCATGCTGACCTTATCCGTGACCTCGACCGCATCACGCAGAACACGGAGTTCCAGAACACGGTCCGGCAGAAGATGGGGCGCGAGGTGGCCGAGATGTTCCGGCCCATGCTGCGCCATATCGCGCGGCCCGAACGACAGATGAACGTTGTTATTGAACGCGGATTTGACCGGATGCGCGCCATGTCCACAGCGTACATCCTCGGGCTTAATACGAGTGTCGCGCTCAAACAGGTGTTTTCACTTCCCGGTATCTGGCACGATATCGGAATGTCCAACTATGCAAAAGGGCTGATCCATGTCATGCGCAACCCGGTGCAGGCGTATCATGCCATGCGCGAGGCCAGCACCTACATGGCGACGCGCTCCGACTCGTTTGACCGCGATCTGAAAGATTCCCTCGGGCGCATGAGCGGGGGCCGGATGAGCCGCGGGTATCTGGACGTAGCCCGCGATTGGGCGTTCGCTCTTATCCGGCTCATGGACTTTGTGGCCGTGTATCCTTCGTGGCACGGTGCGTACAAGCTGGGGCTTGAAAAGGAAGGCGGCCACGAAGGCGCGGTGCGTTTCGCGGATGAAATGATCCGGCAGTCTCAGCCTTCTTCAAAGCCCATGGATATGTCCAAGATCCAGTACAAGCGCGGCGGGTTGTTCAAAGCCATGTCCATGTTCATGACGTTTACCGCCAAGTACGGGAACAGGCAGCGGCATTTCGCCCGCGCGTACTTCAAGGATAAAAAGATCACCACGCGGGAATATGCTTGGCACCTTATGCTCGAGGCCGTGGCGCCGCCCGTGCTTATGAACCTCATGTTCGCCGCCATATGGGGCGACGAGCCAGACGAAAAGGACATGCTTATCGATGTTATCTCGTATCAGTTCTCGGGGTATGTACTGCTCCGCGATATCGCCGGGGTCGCATCCGCTGCGGTTAAACATTCCGCGCTTGATAAGGACGTCTTTAAGCCGAACCTCGACCGCGTCCCCGCGCTCACCGGGCTTACTCTGGCGGAGCGCGCCGTTACAAATACGGTGAAGTGGGTGGCAGATATGGATGATGAAGACGCAAGGAATAAAGCATTCTTGGACGTGGCGGAGCTGCTCTCTTTCTTCGCCGGTGTTCCGGCGCCGAAACTGGCGCGCAAGCTCGCCAAAGGATACGAACAATTTGAAGACGACGGCAACCCGCTTCTGCTGGTTGTCCCTGACTATAGCCGAGACTAGCCGCAGGAGGCATGCATGCTCAACGATCCGCTTAACATTATCAGCCTGACAGGCGACGGGGTTCAGACGGTCTTTGACGTCCCTTTCAAAATATGGGACGAGGCCGAGCTTGAGGTATCCGTACTCACCGCGTCGGGCGCGTCTACCGTCGTGTCGGACTGGACGGCCACTATTTCGCCCAGCGGTTTAGGTGGCACGGTGACATACCCGACCGCTGGCGCACCTCTCCCCCTCGGGGATAAACTTGTTGTCCGGCGTGTGGTTCCTATCCAGCAGAAAGTGGACCTCATCCATGCCAACCGCGTATTGCCCGACGTGGTGGAAAACGCACTCGACCGGCTCACGGCCATGGTGGCGCAGAACGCGGAAGAGGTTGACAGGGCGGTTAAAGGCGCGCCCGGGCAGACAGCCACCGATTACCTGAACGAGATTGACGCGGACCGTGCAGCCGCGGAGCTTGCGGCTCAGAACGCGCAGGCCGCACAGACCGCTGCTGCACAGTCTGCGGCAGAGGCAGAGGGTGCGGCCAACAACCTGACCGCCCAGACTGCCGAGTTTACGGTTGGCGTGGGAGGGCAGGCCGTCTTTGATACAGTTTGGAGCGTCAAAGCTGAGGTGAAAAACTTCCGTCTTTTTGCTGACGGGGTTTTGCAGCAAGATGCGTTCCCCTGCGACGCGAGCGGCAACCCTGTAACGACTGGTGAAACTCACTATATTAATGCAGGTTCAACGATTCCTGAGGGTGTGCGCGTCTTTATTTCATCCGTTGATACAATAGCCCTCGGCTCTGTTACTGCCCTTGCAAATTCCGCCGCAGCATCCGCACAGGCAGCAGAGCAGGCAAGTACAGATGCACAGGCTGCAAGAGATGTTGCTATCGCCCAGAGAGATGTGGTTATAGCAGAGGGAGATACTCAGGTAGCTAGGATTGTAGAAGCGGGTGAAAATACCGTTGCTTTTGAAGGTGACCTGAACACCATATCCCGTAGCAGTTTGTACTCCTGTAACCAGGCCAAAGTGCAGAATGCACCAGATCTGCCTGTGGGTACGTGGGCTTTTGTGCATACTATGGTTCTGCCTGCCGATGCTGGCCGTGCACAGGTGTGCTGGCCTGCTGATGACCCTACCCGCCCCTGCTGGACCCGCCGCCGTACCTCTACCGGCCAGTGGAGTGACTGGCGGTG